GACCTGTAAATGGACTTGATGTTGGTGTTGGCGTAACGGTAGGGGTCGGTTGAATTGGAGAAGTTGAACCTTCAAAAACCCCATAAAGTTGAACGGTGTATTGTCTTGTGTTTGCTGGAAAGTATGGTATGTTTTTAGGTCCAACTCCAAGGTATAAAGTGTTAAAAGAAACTCCTGTTGCAGGGTCAATTAAATACATTGCAGGATAAACATAGTTGCAATCGTTTCTTGGTCCCCCACCATTATCTAAGATATTGTCATGTGTGGTGCCAGTTATGAGCACCCCATTGTCGTCATAAAAGTTGTATTCTGCGTAGTATGGCTCTGATAAAATTGTTGGCGTTGACCCTGAGTTAAGGTAGTAGTTTGTAAATCCAAGGGTATACCATTCCTCCGTAGAGATGTCTTGTATTCTTGGTGCGTTGGTTAGGAACAGCCCTGAGGTAGTTGGATTTGTGCTAAGTGGAGTTCCTGACAGAACAAAAGGCCCGATGTCAAATGATTGTTGGGTTGCTCTTCCATTGACCCCCATTGTTGACCTAAAGGTCTTGTAGTTTTCAGAGTAAACTGCTGGATTTCCAACGGAGTTTCCGATGCCAGTAAATCCTGTGATTGCTGCGATTTCGCTGCTTGCATATTCATATCCTACTGCTATTTGGTAGTTGATTGTTTCTTGGTTCCATGGCACCCCAAAAGGGAATGTCTGATGCACATAAACAGGTGTGCCATCCCATGATGCTATTGGGAGTGAATTGGTGTAGGATTCAAGGATTTGCTGTAAATCAACAATACCTAATCCATAAGGATTGGGTGAACACTTACCTTGAAACTCCAAACTTCCGTTAATGTAAAGCTCATAAACATACCTAAACTTAAATGTGGTTTGAGCATCGTAGGTGGTAGATGAAACCGTAAAAAATAGTCCATCAGATAAAACTGGCTGAAATGGCTCTGGTGTATTTGTGAAACTTACGCTCATCTAAAAATTGTTCTTTTTTCTTCAGTTATTCTTGTTGTCAGATTGTCAAAAAGTGTTTCGGCATAATCACCAAACATTTCAATTAAAACAGGTGTAACCTCTTTGATTGCTGCATCAATAAACTCTATTCCATAAATACCATCTCTTGCGATGCTTCGTGATGCTAAGTATGCTCTTGTGCCTATGTCTCCTGCACCCTGTAATGCAGGTCTTTGTTTAACCCATTGCAGTATCTCGGAAAGTGGGGGGTATTTGGTGTAATCTCTGACATAAAAGACCTTACCGAATTGTCCATTCTTTCTGCGAGCTTGTCTGCGTTTTAGTATCTCTTCGCCAGGAGTACGACCTTGGTCTACATAATACCAATAATCGTTGTCAGTGAAGCTCACAACCAATTCCAAATTGTTTTGTCCCCCCTCTACAAACTTAACATTAACGGAGTTTGACAACTGACCTGTTAAACTTTTTGGTGAAATTGCACCCCTTAAACCAGCAGGTTTAATTCTGCCAGAATAGGTTTTTGGATAACGAGGAATAGCAAGCTGTGCCTGAATTGCTTTTTTCAGGACAACCTCCATTTGGAATTTTATTTCTTCGTCATCCATAGGTTAGCTTGCAGATGGTGTCATCGTTGGGGTCATTGATGGAGTGTTTGTTGGAGTGTTTGTTGGAGTGTTTGTTGGATAAAAATCACAAGCATTTAAATCCTCAAATACTTGAATGACACAATCCAAAGCAACCCCTGCTGTGTGGTCGCCAAACCTCTCCATAAAAGGTATTGCGCCTGTTGGTAAAATGATGTCCAGATTATCGTAAAGAGCAGGGAAAGTATTTATCCCCCTCTTTAGATAAGACATAAATCTTTTTGCCTCTAAGGACATATCTGACACTGCACCCAATTCATTTGACAAATCGTAGTTAAGGATGTCAGCAAAAATTAAAGAGAATTGATATTCGGTAATGTTCTCTGAGTAGTTGATTGATAGTGGAACCACAAACATATATGGGTAGTTCACCGTTGATGCAGAAACGGTCCTTGAGAAATCAATCAAGTTACCAAACCCAAAAGAGTTTAAAATGGGGGATTGTTTTTGGAATTCTTCCAGCAATTCTACAACCCTTTGAAATGTCAAATATTCGTTCAATTTTATTTTGTTTTTGCTTGTAGTTTTCTCATTTCATTTTCATGCAATATTGCTCTGTCTTTGAGTAATGCAGCAGTGTTTAAGCATAAATAGAGGTTACTTTTATTTATTCGTTCGTATTTCGTTAAATCTTCTTTAGCGAGTTGATAAGTGAGTTGGTAAAAGAATCTCGCAGCTTGTTGGGAAGCAGGCTCATTGGTCCCCAATTCATCAGTTTCTGTATCTTGAGTTTCTGGCTGGCTCTCCGTTTCAAAGAACGATTTATATTGGAAACGGATTCTTTTGAGATGAGAAAAAAAAAATTGGCTGAAGAGAACCAAAGCTGTATTGGCACCTTTTTGAAAATCTCTGCTCTGTCTAAAACTTCTTTTGACTTAAACTTAACAAGTTTGTAGACATCCCCTTTTTGTTTGTCAACAGGTCTGTAAAGCAAAGCCATAATAATGTGAATTGAATCTGCTAATCTATCGGGTTGCGAAAACACTTCCATGTCTGTCCATTGAGACCATGTCATATTCCCCCAATCATTCTCCAAACCATAGGTTACCCCATCGTGTTTGAAGGTGAAGATTAGGTCTGCTGAGGGTGGCGACATGTGTGCAGTTAAAAGTTTGTCAATGAAAGCAATTTGGTCAACTGGCAAGTCCTTTAATTCATCTGCAGAGATGTCCAAATAGAGAGCTAAAATTTCTGTTTGGTCTTCATACTTCTGTGGGTTCTTGGAAATAGTTTGGTATTTCTCTACCGTGAGTTGCGGCTGAATTTTGTGTTCTACACCATCAATTTTAATTTTAATCATACTACTACGAATCTTGTTGTTTTTTTATTTAGTTTCATCTGAAGGACATAGCGCACAGCATCAATTCCATGATTGAAATTATCAATGGGCTCATCAAGGTTTTTCAGGTTTTTATCCTGCTTCCAAACATATTGTTGAAACTCCTCCAATGTGTTTGTGCTGTTTGCGGTAATGAAAAGGTTGTTTCTTTTCATCAGGTCAATCCCATGCAAAATTGTGGATTTTAGAACAGGTTTGCAATTTATCCCGTTTCTGCGCATTTCTTCTATCGCTTGAGGGTTTGCACTATCTGCAATGAAATCATCTCGCAAATTCAATCCTAAGTCCTTTATACGGTAAATGAAGTCAGGGATTGTAATGTGCCTTGCGTAAATCATTTCGTTTACAAAGATGCTGTCATCCATTTGGTATACCCCCACCAGCACAGATGGGTCTTGCCACCCAAAGTCAATTCCGTAACCAAGAAGTTTACACTGATTTGGGATTGAGTGGAAAGTTTGCTGGTGGTTAAAGACAACTCTTGTTGGGACACCTTTTTGCCCAAGCCCGAAAACACGCCACAAATTTTGGTCTTTGAATTGTAGGTTTTCAATTTCTTTGATTTGTGCAGCACCTAAAAAAGGATTCTGTTTATAGGTCACGATGGTATAGAAAACATCCTCCCTACCCTCTAAATCATAAATCCATGACTGCCATAGAGAGGGGTTTAAATCAATTACAATTCTATCTGCGGTTCTTAAAACAAGTTGGATGTATTCTTCCTCCGATAGTTCTGTTGCCTCATTTATGAAAAGGTAATCCCTTTTTCTTCCACGCAGTTTTGTTTCATCATCAACGGAGAACCACTCAATGATGTTTGACCCCAACTTAAAGTATCCATCCACTGCATGCCAGTCATTGGGGTTGTATAGTTCAAGCTTTATTAAGATTTCTTGAAGGTCACGAAGCACTGAACCCTTTAAAGCTGGCAGTGTCTTTCTGACTATAGAAAATACTTTGTTGTCCTCTTGCAGAAGTTTAAGCACCCAATAAATTAAGATGTTGTAGGTTTTGGATGCACGAGAGCTTCCTTGAAAAACACAGATGCGTTTGTCTGTGGTGACAAGGTCATGAAAAACTTTTGTCGTTTGTATCTTCAAGGAAGATATTGATTGATGATTTTAGCGTAAGACATTGTATGGGTTTGTTTCATACCCTTTAACTTTTGGTATGTTTCCTCATCAAGAAGAATCCATCTTCTTGCATACACATATTCTTTACCTGTTTTGCTAATAACTTTATGTCTTGGCATCTTCGTCTTTTTGTATTTCTAAACCAAGGATTTCTACCTCAATTTTATTGTTGGGGGTAATGGGTTTTCCATCTGTCTTTAAATCGTAATCCTTTCTGTCCTTCCATCTTTCGTTGAACATATTTCTCATCATCAAAGACCAGTGATTTGAGTTGATGTGTTTTGAATTTCCTTCTTGCCACATTCTCCTTGTGATGTCAATCCACCACTGTTCAGAGAGTTGCTGGTATACATTTACGGTTTCTAAAAAATCTGTGTCTCTTTCCTTTAATCGGTAAAAAGTATCCCAAGTAACTCCAAGGTAATTTACGATGTGCACGAGGGCTTTACCCTCTCTGCCCATCTCTAAAATATCTTCTTTCCAGTTCTTGGAAATGATTTTGCGTTTGACCAACGCTTCCATTGTTTTGCGTGGTCTACCTCTTTTGGGTGTATCGCTCATCTGCTTGTTTGAGTTGGCCTATTGCCTGCTCTAATGTAGGTTTTATTTTTTGGTTGGGATAAAGCCCGGCATAGGTAGAGAAAATCTCCACTTGGTCAAACTCATCTATGTCTGATAGGTCTTTGCCTACCACAGAGCTTCTATAGACCTCTGAAGCCAATTTCAGATGGTCTAATGAATCTAAATTATTTAATTTTCCCCCCTTGCAACGACATCCCATTGTATTAGTATTATAGTGATAAATATAGGAGTTTTAAGGTAAAAAAGAATATTAGTTTTTTTTAGTTTGTCTTGCTGACCCTTGGAATATCAGCAAACGCTTATCTTTGTTTTCTTGTAGCTTTTGGTAAATCTCCGTCGTTTGAATTTTCATAACCCCTCCACCATTTTATCAAACCATAGGTCAAGGTCGTAGTATCTGCTGTTTGAGCCTTTGTCGCCATAAGAATTTTCTGGTTTCATTATACCCCCGCCGAAAAAACCATCGTCATTACTTACCATTTGCGTAGTCCATTTTTTTTGACTACTAACACTACCATCGTTCAACATATCATCGCAGACAAGTAGGTTGGGGGTGAATCTACCTTGTTGGTTGTATTCTTTAACATCGGGGTTTTCCCATTTTGTCCCCAAGTCATATACCCAATCTTTTTTTTCTCTTATTCTGGGTCTATCAAAGTTGATGGTTTCTTTATCACTATCAACAAATGGTATTCTACAATCTGAAATCCAACAAACCCCTTTACTATACTTTATATGATTTTCCATTTACAACATTACTTATTTTTCCTTGTGATATACCAAACATTTCACCAAGTTTATTTTGTGAATAACCTGCTTGATATAATAGTTTTATTTTTTCGGTATCTTCTAAAGTCAATTTAGCCATACCATTTTTACTACCCCTATGTTCTTTACCCAACTGATGTATTTTATGTTGGATGTTTTCTTTTGATGTAACCCAAAATAAGTTATCAACATTATTATTTGTTGTATCACCATCATTATGGTTTATCTCTGGTTTGTTATCAGGATTTGGTATAAAAAGTTGTCCAACTAATCTATGGATACTTTCTAATTTACCAGCCATTTTTACGGATAAATAACCATTATTGTTTATTGGGTTCATAAACATTTTACTTTGTAATGAAAAGATTGTTCCATCATTATACACAACATAATCTTTTATAATTCGGTAGTTTTTCATATCTTATATTCTACCTATAAATATACCAATATATTCTATAAAGTGAATCATAAGTCCAACTTTGTTTGATTGTCTTTTTCCATCTTAAAGAACTTTACCAATTCTTCCCTTGATACAGATAATCTTTCCTCACATATATCAAAGTATTCTTTTTCCCTTTCCACCCCGATAAAGTTTCTGTTGATAAGTTTTGATGCCACACCAGTCGTTCCACTACCTAGAAAGGGGTCTAATACCCAATCCCCTTCCCTTGTAAATAAGGTGATGATGTAGGACATTAGTTTAACTGGTTTGGTTGTTGGGTGTATTGCTTTAGCTTCTCCGTTCAACCCCAAGTCTTTTTCCTTCTTTGCTGGTTTTGGAACTTGTAAAAACGGATAGGTCATTTTGATATTATCAGGTAATGCCTCAAAGTTTAATACATTATCAATATAACTTTTTGACCCGTGTGGTTTCATACCGATGATAATATGTTCCACAGCAGGTTTGGGTTGGAAGCCTAATTTGCTACCCTCGTATTTATCACCATTTTCCCCCCTTTTTTCTATCATCTTTTTTGTATCACTGGCCTTTGGAAACCCTGTGTGGTAAGTCCATAGGATAGGACTTAACGACATATCAAATCCCGAATCCTCCAAGTCCTTTATCATACGATACAATACATCGCTCCTTGGTGAGGACATAACAGCAATAAAAGCACCAGGCTTTAATACCCTGTAGCACTCGGCCCAAATCTCTTTATCAGGCAATGCCTTATCCCAGCTCTTGCCCATGAAACCTATTGAATATGGAGGGTCTGTTGCCAGTAAATCTATTGACGCTTCGTTAAGGTTTTTTAGGACTTCCTTGCTGTCCCCTAGTATTAAGTGTTGTTCCATCTTCATTTTTTAAGGTTTTAAAGATTAAGGGTGTAAAGATACTGAATTATTTTTGTTCTACCAAAACTTTTTTTCGTTGTTGAGTAAAGTAATCTCCATAATCAACTACCTGATTACCGATATCGTCAAATTGTTCGTCAAACCAAGATACAGAACCTTCGTCCTCAATCCACTCATTTTCACCTATAAACTCGTGCCAGTCAAACTTACGCCACATAGCAGCCAACATAATAAGTTGAGTTTCGTTCAGGGTGATTTCTTTTTCTTGTTCCATTTTGTTTTTTTATTAGGGTGTAAAGATACAACAGGATTTTTAGCTGGCAAAATTAAAAGGGGAGTCCTTCAGATTCTTTGTCAAAGGAATAGTCTTTGAGTGTTAAAACAATGTCTTGAGCAATTTTTTTTGCTGTGTCAAATGGTGTATCCACCAAGATATTGTGAATTACCTTCAGGTCAGTTGCAGATAAGGTCAAATCAACCATGTTTTCTTCATCCTGCTCAACTATCTCTTGGTAGATGGGTCTTGGTGTCACTGGGGTGTAAGAAGTCGCATCTAAGAGCATTTCTTGTTGGTCAGAGACATAAGACAATTCATCCAACAAATTCTCTTGAAGGTGTGTGCCAAAAACATCTTGGATGTTTTCGCACTCACGCAACCATTCATCGCTGGTTAGTTGTGTTCCCATCACCTCATCAATCTTTTCACGAGTGGTGTAGAATGGGATAGGATGTTTCTTTCTTCTTGTAGGAAAGAAATGATTTGGTCGTTGGTGAGGTTTTTTAAGTTTGTCATTTTTTAAGATTTAGAGTGTAAAGATAAAACAAATATTTGGTGTAAACAAATTTTTTTTAGATATAGATAGGGGTTTTAATGTTTGCGATGATAAAGCGTTCTGCAGCACGATTAAGTCTGTCTCGGTAGTTTAATTGGTAAAACATATAATCTTGTTCCTCCCTAAGGTATTTCATCAACTTCTCGTATCTCTCGGGTTCAGTTTGCCACATATTAGTCCAAAAAGAATCTATGAAAAGTGTGGTCTGTTGTTCCAAGGTTACGCTGGTTACTTCCCCTTTTGCGTTAAGGTAGTCACATCGGTCCATCTTCTTGAAATGTTTTTTCATCAACTTAGAGAACTCGTTGTAGAAAAGTCGGTAATTGGTTTCTTTAATCATTTTTGAGGTTTTAAGAATTAAGGTGCTAAGTTACAACAAATATTTTATTCTACCAAATTTAATATTTCTTCCATCATACATTCGTTATTGACAAGTAATACTTCTTTATCACCAGCTAACCAAAGGTAATCATCAATAGCATTAGATTGCTGGTCAAATCCCCATACACTTACACTTATTATTACATCACCTTCGTGTTTTGCGTAATAAGCATTCAGTGCATCTTCAATTTGTAAGAGTTCTTTAGATAAATTTTTTTTGTTCATGTTTGAGGTTTTAAATTAATAACACCCCAAAGGTAAAACAAATATTTTACACCACCAAATCTTTTATAAAAAAATAACCCCCTCTTTTTTACGAGAAGGGGGTATCCTTAAAACCGATAAAGATAAATGGGAACTTACTTCATCTTCTAATAAATATATTAGTGTTGCAGCAAAACTAAACCTTTTCTGATAACATTTTTTTTAGCTTATGGTTTTCTTCCATAAGGGCATCAACTTTATCTTGAAGGACATCTACCTTCTGGTTTAAGTGTAGTATCTCTTCTTTTAAATCTTCAACGATGTGTTGGTAAATAGATAGAGCTTTTTCTATGTTAGCTAGGTGAAGTGATTCAACCTCTTTTTTACCCTTTTGTTGCCCAAGTAGAAAACTAAGAAAAGAAGTTACTGCTGGAATGATTACATCAGTTATTGTCATTGGATGTAGATTGGTGTTCCCTTAATAAATAGTTAGAGTTTTTCTGGTTGAAAAGAAAAACCCACCTCTCTTTTTCAATATTACTCATTCACTTGAATTAAAGGAGAAGGTGGGTTAAATAAAAACGATATGCAAGAAATAGATTTCTTTAATCTAATATAAATATCTAATTCTTATTCTAATTTGATTCCCTATCTCTATTCTCTCTCTTCTTAGTTAGTTACTCAGTCCTATTGTTCTTATCTTAAGTTTAGGAAGGTAAAGGGTAAGTCCCCCCTCCCCCAAATTAGAATAAAACATCTACTTGAAGTTGGGATGACCCTCTTTACCATCTCCTCAAGTTTGAGGTTAGGTCTCTCGATATAAGTCCCCTAGAATTACGAGAGAAGGGACCAAGTCATCGTAACGACTTGATGTGAAATAAATAGTTGAAAATATTTGTTTTGTCAAGTTTGTTTTATAAAACTTTTTTTGGTATACTTATCAAAGTATGCCAGACACAAGAATTCAACGATTACAGAAACGCAGGATTATGTCCGATAATGGTTGGTTGTATTTTTGTAGTCAATGTGGAGATTATAAAGCTGAAGAAGAGTTCTATAATTCCAAATCTACACCTTTTGGGGTTACCTATAAGTGCAAGCTTCACTTCAAGTATGATGAGCCAGCAGACCCCAAATTTGACTACTTAAAACTTAACCCAATAACCGATGATGATTTGGATGAAGCTGAAAAGGTTTTAAATCACCTTGGATACAAAACAGGACCACAGGAATTACCAATCTGGCGACAATTTGAAATTAAACACAATCTGAAATGAAAAAGGGAGCACACAAAATTACAATCCACGACATCCAAACTATCTTGAATATGTATAATATGGGGATGAACCATCACCAAATTGCAAGAGAATTTGTTTCAACAAGAAAACAAAAAGTATCTCGCAGACACATAGGTTCAATCCTCAATGGACAAAGATGGAAAAAAGAGATGGAAGAACTGAAAACAAACTCAACCGCTACAAAGTAGAGGAAGGGGAACCTTTATGCTTTTGCTCTGCACACAATGATTTTCTACCCTGCAGTGAGTTCAATAAATCAATCACCTATCAACATGGCTTTGATTATCGTTGTAGAGCTTGCTACAGGCTTAATAAACTCTCAGTAAATGGGAACCAAGAAAAACAAAGAGAACAAGAGAGAACGCTTCTAAATGCCTTCTATCGCTCTGCTGGCTATGACCCTGAATCACCTGTTCCAATACATCAGCAATTTTTAATACGCCATGACCTATGACTGAGTTTCTAAAAGATTTTAATTTTGTAAAAGGAAGGTTGCAGAGGGTTCGCAATCTCAAAGAGATTGAAAAATGCAAGACTTTTATTGACATGTTTACAAGCAAATATGTGGTTCAAGTATCCCACATGGACCCAATCTTTATCAAACACAGAAACGAGTTAGTGCAACTTTACAACCTAAAGTTCAAAACTTTTTCATCTTGCATTTGACTTAGTATTTTTTTATGGTATATTTTGTGCATGGGAACACATTACTACGGCATTGAGATGCTATCAGAACAGGAGTTTGAGGACCTGCAGAACTACCTCTATCAAATTGAAAACCGATAAATAAAATGATAAACAACACATCAACACAGATTGTCCGTCAAAGTCAAATAAAGACCGTGACGGAGATATTAAGGGACAGAGGTATCCAACCTACATTCCTTGAACTAATGACCATAACGGAGGTCTTTACTGACTACATTACAAACGGCACAACCAAGGAAGTAATGGATAGAGTTCGTAAAGCTGATGAATGGCTAAAGACAAAATGATTTCCACTGATGCATCAATTTAGAGAAACAAATTATTTTGTCACCGAAAATGGTGAGTGTTTTCATAATGGAAAACAACTGCGTGGGCATAAAACAACAAAAGGATACATTAAAATTGATGTGTGGGTAAATGCAAAGAGAGAGAAATTATACTATCTACACAGAATGGTTGCTGAAGTTTTTATACCCAACCCTAAAAACCTACCGCAAATCAATCATAAAAATGGTGACAAATCTGACAATAGATTATTTAATTTAGAATGGGTAACTCAATCCCAAAACATTCAACATCGTTTAGATGAATTAAAGGTTGGTTTGGACACAAATCACAAGTCCACAAAAATCCCCTCTAAGGAGATTAAAATCCTTCGGTGGAAGAAGAGTATAGGTTACCCCCTAAACCTTCGGGAAATCGCAAAAAAATGGGGTCTAAGAGCTGATTATCTTGGTAAGATAATTAACGGCAAACGGAGAACAAGAGTTTAGGGTTTAGGAACTTGCCCATACCACCATGGGTAAGGGCAATCATACCACTCAACATTTCCCCTAACATTGCCACCACCAGGTAAAGTAATTGGGCTCTTGAATGCGCCAGCAAATTCCGCAGTCAAATCTCCATTGGAACGAATCGTTGCATATTCAGGAAAAAATTGTGTATTAAATACAAGGAACCGCCTTAATAAATTATCTGCAAATTGCGCGTTGTCCCTTGCCAAACTCTTCATATACTGAAATGTTTTGCTGTCAATTGGAGCAGATTGCTCTGATGAAAAACTTTGCAATCCTATGTTGATAAACTTCATATAGAAATTATCAAGGGCAAGGTAGTAAGAATAGGCAATCAACATCTGCGTAATTTGATTGTCTAAGAGCTCTTTGTATCTAATTTTTCCTGGCAAATTGATGTCACCAGTTGCAACCAAATCTAACATAGTATCGAAAAAAAACGTGCCCAACGACTCTTGGAGAAATAGGTACTGGGCTTGACTAATACAGAACCGCAATTCTGAGCTGTCGACGTTCTCATTTATAGCCGTACTCTGCTTCAGCGTCTGTTCAGAAATTAGAAGAACTTTAGATGACATTTTGAACTGGTTTTAAGAACTCATTTTGCTCAATTTCAAGATTGACTTCTTCATTGGGATACATGAGCTTAATTATGGGGTTTAGCTCCTTTAGCATAAACTCCTGAAGGGGCTGAATTGTGGTTTTCATGAACAACTCT